GGCAACGCAACGGTTTCCGGCAACGCATGGGTTCACGGAAACGCATGGGTTACCGGCAACACAGAGGTTTCCGGCAACGCAACGGTTTCCGGCAACGCATGGGTTCACGGAAACGCATGGGTTACCGACAACACAGAGGTTTCCGGCAACGCAACGGTTACCGGCAACGCAACGGTTACCGGCAACACAAAGGTTTCTGGCAACGCAACGGTTTCCGGCAACGCATGGGTTCACGGAAACGCATGGGTTACCGACAACACAGAGGTTTCCGGCAACGCAACGGTTTCCGGCAACGCAACGGTTTCCGGCAACGCAACGGTTTCCGGCAATGCAGAGGTTTCCGGTAATACAGATTACGCATTAGCACAAGGCTTCGGAACAGAATTCCGCTGCACAACTTTTTACAGGGGCAAAAATAAAAAAATAATGGTTAATTGCGGGTGCTTCCATGGAGATTTAGAAGAATTTAGAAAACAGGTAAAAGAAACACGAAGCGGGAAAATAGCAAAAGAATACCTAATGATTGCTGATTTAATGGAATATCATTTCGCAAGCGAGGATTCTGACGATGAATAGCGTACTACAAACAAAAAAAGAGTGCTTCTTCTGCAAAACGACCAGAAATCTGCATAGACATCATGTCTTATATGGCAGTAGCAACAGAAAACAAGCCGAAAAGTATGGTTTTACAGTTTATTTGTGCTTGAATCATCATACCAACGGCGGCGAGGCAGTACATCGCAACCCCAACGGACCACTAGACAGGTATCTCAAAGAGCTGGCGCAGAAGTACTGGGAAGAGAACAACGGAACGAGGGAAGAATTTATCAAAACATTTGGGAGGAATTACCTGTGAACAAATTTAGAAATAAAAAGATTTTTACGAAAGATGGGAAGTTTGATAGCAAAAGAGAAATGCATCGCTATTTAGAGCTGGCGGCGATGCAACAAGCGGGGAAAATTACAGGATTAGAGCGACAGGCTAGATACATCCTTATAGGCAGCCAGAAACGAGAGGATGGCACTACAGAACGCCCCGTATCATATACAGCAGATTTCCGCTACACAGACAAAGAGGGAAAGATTGTTGTTGAGGACGTAAAATCCCCGCGCACAAGAAAAAATCCGGAATACATCATCAAGAGAAAGCTGATGCTTGAACGGTATGGCATCACGATCAGGGAGGTGGCGTAATGAAAAAAACAGGAGACTCAGAAGCAAGAAAAGCGGCGAAAATACTCAAGAAGTACTGCAACGAGCATAAATATTGCCGAAATTGCCTTTTTGCGGTAGGAAAGGAGGGCGCGGCTTGCCTGCTAGTAAATAAATTGCCGTTTGACTGGGTAAGATATTAAAGCTGGACACCCTCCGGGGTTAAGGATAGATACACATTACAGCAACACGTTAACGGTTCCATGAGGAGCTATATGCCATTGATTCCTCCGGATTTATTCCGGAGGGGAAAGGAAAGAAAATGCCATACGGGCTGAAAGACGAAGATTTTGACAAAATACAAAACAAAATAGCGAAAAAACTATATGAAATACCAAGCCTTGACCGAGCCGCATTTCTGATGGGATGCACAGAACAAGAGTTAAGGGAAGCAATGACCGAACTACGCAAAACACCCAAATCGAGGGGGAAAATTGAAGCCGTAGAAAGGGAGTTGAGAAACAGAGGAAACAAAAACAAAAAAACAAAGCTTTTCCCAAGCGACCTGACAGAAAAGAGATTTGCGAGGGAGTGGACGAAATCGTGCGGAAGAATAAGGGGGAATAGATAAATTGGAACGTGTAAGAAAGGAGTGGTTTTATGGACTCGAAGAGAACTTTACTTGATATATTTCATGTATCCGAATCATATAAGCTTCCAGATGTAATTATGGATGCGTTACTGTCTGATAATGCAGAAAGTATCATAAGGCTAGTGAAGAAAAGCACGCACGATGATATCCGGGATATATTTCAGCAAGAGCAGGGAGACAGAAAAACTTTAAAACAGGATTTCACACCGGATTGCATCTGCACCATGGTCGCAAAAATGATGAAGCCAGGCAGTGTACTGGATATGTGCTCTGGAACGGGAATATTAAGCAAGGCAGCAGCAAAAGAGCATGGCATAAAAATATGCGAACAGGAATTTAGTGAGCGTACGATTCCATTTGCCTTACTAGATGCCTGCATTGATGGATTGGAAGGAAGTATTAGCCGGGCGGATTGTTTACGGGGAAATATAATGCAAACATATCATTTAGAAAAAAATAATGATATAAGTATCCCAAAACAAGTAGAACCGGAAGAAATGGGATGCTTTGATAATGTAATTATGAATCCACCATACTCTATGAAATTCCCAGAAGCGGACGAGATGCCAATCATGGGACATAAAATTCCGAAAAGCAAAGCCGATTACGGATTTATACTGCGCGGTGTACAACATTTAAAAGATGATGGACGACTGATTGCGATACTTCCGCATGGTGTCCTTTTTCGAGGAGCGGCAGAAGGAAAAATTAGAGAATGGCTTGTTAAAGAGCACTGGATTAGTGCTGTAATTGGATTACCGGATAAGTTATTTTTAAATACAGCAATCCCAGTATTTTTACTAATTTTAGAAAAAAATTCCCCAGATATTCTTTTCATTGACGCATCAAGACGATTTGAAAAGAAATCAGCACAAAACGACATGTCGCAGGAGCAGATAAGAGATGTCGCCGATGCTTTTTTTACACGTAAAGATGCAGAAAAATATGCTTACGTAGCATCTTATCAGGAAATAAAATATAATGATTACAATCTAAATATCCCAAGATATGTAGATATGTTTGAACCAGAGCCTCTACCAGACGCGGAAGCGATTCTTAAAGAACTGCAAAAAATTGAAAATGAAGAGAGGAAAACTAGAAAAGAACTGTACGAAATGCTGGGGGAACTGGTAGGTAGCAAGGGGGATATGAACGTTATGAAAGAACATAGAAAATTGCTGAAGCCGCAGAATACAAGAAATACTTTCAGGCAAATGACATTAGAGGATTATGAAAATGCAATGTAAAAAAGTCAATATTTTTGAGATATGCAAAGTAGAACGTGCGGTGGCTGGAAAAATATATACGGCAGGGAGTTGCTATGTAAAATTAAGTGCTGCGGATGAGTATGTAGGCCAATTAAAAAATGACAATACACTGGATACAAGATACGCAGTGTTTGAACCAAACGAAGGAATTTGCGCGGATTACTTGCACATTGCTATCTGCAATAAGTTTCCTGAGTTTTTGCGAAAATACCGGACAACAATTAATTTACAATTTGAAACATTAAAACATTTCGTACTTGACTGGCACGAAAAGGAGGAAGAACAGAGGTATGTTGTAAATGCAGTCAAGGCGGTGGATAATGAAATAGAACTTACCGAAATGCAGATAGAAAAAGAGAAAGAGATGAAGAAATGGTATCTTGCAAAGATGATGGCGCAACAAAACCAGACACCTACATGATCATATCAGAAAAATTCATGCAAGGTAATATAAGCGAGGACGAATTTGTGGAGCGGTATAACCGATTAATTGAGCAGGACGCTGAAAAACATTGGGAGCCGGTCGAACCACATGAGCATATTTGAGAGGAGTAAAAAGATGGAGCAGATTAGCCTTGAAGATATTAATCTTGATATAATCCCGATTAAAGTATTACAGGATGTTGATAGGAGAATAGCTGACTGGAGAGCAGCCGGAGGCAAAGACTCTGATACATACATCCAGAATCAGTTAAGATATTTAAAACGAGTCGAGTTGATGGCAAACAACGCCGCGGATACGCTCACATATTTTTAAACAGGAGGAAATAACAAGTTTATTTGTAAAGCGAAAAAACGTATAGAAGCATGAAGACAAGAAAGGAAAAAAGAAATGAGTATATTTAAAAGGAGGAAGAAAGATGTTAACTGCTGTATATGATACAGGGCGTTCTACCGACATAATAGAAATACAGAAGGATGCTCAATATTTGAAAGAAGAAATGGTTGGTTGTATATACAGGCACTTTAAAGGAGAATTATATATCGTAACGGACGTTGTAGTAAATTCCGAGTCTCTTAAGATAGAAGTAATATACAAAGACTTTACACCTTCCCAACTTACATGGAGTAGGGATTTAAAACAATTTTTTTCGGGAGTCAATACAACAAAGTACCCTGACGCACTACAAAGAGTGAGGTTTAAAAAAGTTGGAAGAAACGGGGAGATAGAACGATGAGCAATCCCAAACACGACTGGTACGGGCACGCAGTAAAGCAGGTAAAAAAATACCCAGACAAACTGATCGCAGAAAATACAGCTCAGTCAGCTCTATGGATGTACGCTATTAACAAGGCGATAAAGCAGACGGAGGGGATGGACAACGGCGAGGACAGGATGAAAGCCGTACAGCTGGTATATTTTGAGGATAGATACACGATAGCAGGGGCGGCGGATAAGCTCGGATATGCAGAAATGACTATCCGAAGATGGCTTAGTGCTTTCGCCAATTTGGCTGGGAAATATGCAGGATATTAGAGAGGGAGAATTATCTCCCTCTCTTTTTTATGTTTGTCTAACATGGCTTAAAAAATGTCGTACAATACACTTGTACGGACGAGTATTGGTAACTTTTTGTGAGAAATAACCTCCTCATCTTTTTGTGGTAAAAGTGTAAACTCTCACCCGCGTAAAAGAGAGTACGCAAGACACCTATCCCACGGTGCCTTACGTTCCATACAGGTTGCGGATCTACAAGTGTTTAGAGACCAGCCGCTTATTAGTCTTACCCCGGTGGCTGTTAAGGTGCAATTCCTTATACTTGTATTTAGTTGCATTATTGCAACTGGCGTAAACGATTTTTTTCATATTTTCTTTCCTTTCATATAACCCCGTAATGGATTGTTTACGGGGTTATGGTTGTATTTAGGAGGTGACCCCCAAAATGGGATAAGTAAATACCAGGAGTGGCTGACCCAAGAAGGGTTGCTCAAACTAGAGGGATGGGCACGAGATGGATGCACAGACAAAGAGATTGCGGCAAACATCGGTATTAACCCAGATACCTTGTATACATGGAAGAAAAAATTTCCAATTTTAGCCGATACCTTAAAAAAGGGAAAAGATGTTGTGGACAGGCAAGTGGAAAAAAGCCTGTTACAACGGGCGTTAGGGTACAGCTACGAGGAGACGAGCGAAAAGTACGAAGGCGGAGTAATGACGGAGCGAAAAGTAACAAAGAAGCACGTTGCGCCGGACACAACAGCACAGATATTTTGGTTGAAGAACAGAAAACCAGAACAATGGCGTGATAAGCCGCAGTCAGAGAGTGCAAGTGACAAAGCACTGGCGAAAGCTATTGAAATCCTTGGGGGTGTCGATAGTGCCATTGACTAGCAAGCAGGCAGAATACCTGCAAGGCTGTAATCATCGTTGGAACGTAAAGACCGGAGCAACAGGCTCCGGGAAATCCTTTGTGGATTACGCAGTCGTAATTCCTCAACGCCTGACACACCTAAAAGGATTAGGGCTTGCTGTGATGTTGGGAAACACTAGAGGCACGCTACAACGTAACATACTTGACCCCATGCGAGAGATATGGGGAGAGGAGTTAGTTGGCGAAATACGCAGTGACAACACAGTACAGCTATTTGGCAAAAAAGTATATGCGCTAGGTGCTGACAATAAGAAACACGTTGCAAGGATACAAGGAGCGACGATTGAGTATGCATACGGCGATGAGGTGACAACGTGGAATCAAGAAGTATTTGAGATGTTAAAATCTCGTCTCAGAACGTCACACAGTCATTTCGATGGGACGTGCAACCCAGCAGGGCCAAAACACTGGTTTAAGGGCTTTCTGGATTCCGATGCCGATATATTCCAACAGGCGTACAACATACACGATGGCTGCCTACCGCCGGAGGTAGTAGACGAACTGATAAAAGAATACTCCGGGACACACAGGTATCAACGCTACATACTAGGCAACTGGGCAGTGGCAGAAGGCCTTGTGTACGATATGTTTTCAGAGGAAAGACACGTCTGTAAAGCAAAGACTAGCGGAGAGATAATTGTTAGCTCTGATTTTGGTATGCAAAACGCTACCGTCTTCCTTGTATGGCAAAAAAGAGTAGATACCGGCAACTGGCACTGTATAAAAGAATACTACTATTCAGGCAGGGAGAACAACCGAATGAAACCGGTCAGCGAGCTAGTAAAAGGACTAGAGGACACACTAAACGGGCAGAAAGATGATTTAGTCATTGTTGACCCATCCGCCGCCGCTCTCATCGTAGAGTTACGCAGTAGAGGACATAAGGTCAAAAAGGCGGATAACACTGTTAACGACGGGATAGCAGATGTTGAGACGATGTTGACACAAGACAAATTATCGTTTGACCCGTCTTGTACGCACACAATCGAAGAGTTCGGCATCTATGCGTGGGACCCAACAGCGGCTGACAAAGGCAGGGATGCAGTTATAAAACAGTCAGACCACGCAATGGACGCTATCAGGTATCTTGTAAAAACAAAAAAACTCGTCAAGCGCAGCCGAACAAGACAATACAAATCAATTCTAGGGTGATAACAATGTATCTATCATATCAAGATTTTGTTGCCGCAAAAGACAAAGGGCAATTTATAAATCAGTTTATAAAATTCCACGAGAGTACGGGAGCATACAAAGAGGCGTTAAAAGCGGACAAGTATGACGCACAGGAAAATGAGACTATTTTACAGTTCCAGCGCGTCTATTACACTTTGTTGGGCCAGAAAAAGATAGATAATTTTTCGTCTAACGCACAGATATGCTCTAATTTCTTTCACAAATTAAATACACAGCGCTGTTCGTACAGCCTGGGAAACGGTGTCTTTTTTAATGACATGGGTGTCAAAGATAAACTAGGCAAACAATTCGACAGACGGATTAAAGAGGCGGCTTACAACGCATTAATTCACGGTCAATCTTTCCTTTTTTGGAATGTGGACCACGTGCACGAATTTCCTTTTACGCAGTTCGCCCCGATGTGGGATGAAGACACAGGGGCATTGATGGCGGGCATAAGATTCTGGCAACTGGACGAGCAGAAACCGTTTAAGGTTGTGCTGTACGAGGTGGATGGCTACACAACCTACAGTGCAGAGAGTAAATTTGGAGAATTAAAAGAGACCGCTCCCAAACGGGCATACAGACAGAGAATTGAGACTGCAAACAATTTGGAACCCGAAATTATCGGAGAAGAAAATTATAGCAGTCTCCCTATTGTGCCGATGTTTGGCAACAAAAGGCATATAAGCACCCTGAGGGGAATGCAGTCAAAGATTGATGCTTATGATGCGGTACAAAGTGGTTTTGCCAATGATCTAGACGACTGTGCGCAGATGTACTGGCTAATTTCTAATGCCGACGGCATGACGGATGACGAGCTGGCAGAGTTTAGAGACCGGCTTAAATTTCAGCACATTGCAAAGGCTGAGGAAGGGCAGGTACAGGCATACACACAAGAGCCGCCATATACGGCCAGAAAAGAGTTTCTCACGCAGATGCGGTCGGAGATTTATGAGGACTTCGGTGCGTTGGATGTACACGCCATAGCCGCCGGAGCAACAAATGACCATATCGACGCCGCATATCAGCCGTTAGATGACAATGCAGATGATTTTGAGTACTTTGTAGGCGATGCGATTGAGAAAATTCTGGAGCTTGCGGGGATTGATGACGAACCGCAATTTAAGCGGAACAGAATCAGTAACGAGAAAGAGCGTACAGATATGATTCTTGAAGCGGCGAATTATCTGGATGAAGAAACCATTCTGAAAAAATTACCGTTTGTTGCACCGGAAGAAGTACCAGACATTTTGGAAAAGCTGGATGAAGAATCATATAACCGCTACACGGAGCCGATTGAACCAAATACGCTGGAAGATAATCCAGAAGGGGATGAATAACCATGTATCCATCCGACAAGTGGACAGAGCAGGAGCTACAAAAGTTAGAAAAGCGGTTAGCAGACGTATATAAACAGGCTGAAAAAGAGCTTAACGGCAAAGCGAGAAACTATTTTAAACAATTCTCCCGCCGATACGTCAAAGAATATGCGGCATACCAGGCAGGAAAGTATACCAAAAAAGAGTTTGAAGCATGGTTAATAAATCAGTATGGCAGAGGGCAGAGGTGGGAAGCACTCCGTGAAGACATGGCGCGGCGGCTGACAGAGTCAAACCAGATTGCCGCGGCATACATCAATGAGAAGACCCCTCTTGTGATTGCCATTAATCATAACTTTGAGGCATATATGATTAAATCCCTTGTACCTGATAAACAGATAAAAGAGATTGGAGATATTGCTTTTAACCTAGTTGATGAACACACAGTTAAACGGCTGACGGTCAAAAAGCAGAAGATTCTTCCACCGCGCAGGGTACTAAAAAGCAAGGATGTGCACTGGAACAAGAAGAAATTGCAAAATGCACTACTGCAAGGAATTTTACAGGGCGACAGCATAAAAAAGCTCGCAGGGCGATTCCGAGACGTTACAGGTATGAACCATACTGCCGCGATTAGAAACGCCCGCACAGCATTCACAGGAGCGCAGAATGGAGGCAGGCAGGCGGCATACGAGGAAGCCTACCAGATGGGGATTGATGTAGTTAAGCATTGGACAGCGACAAAAGATTTGAGGACACGAGATAGTCACAGAGCGTTAGACGGCGAGGAAGTACCGTTTAACATGGCTTACTCAAACGGTCTTATGTATCCGGGAGACCCAAGCGGAATCCCGGCGGAGGTTTATAACTGTCGATGCACGCAACGAACTGCGCTGCCCGCCGAACTGGCACAACCACGAATGATACGCGTTAAGAATTTGGAAACAGGCAGAAACGAAGTTGTAGAAGACATGACCTATTACGAATGGTTAGCAACGCAAAGGGGGCGAATATAATGGCGGATATTGATGTTGTAAGCCATGTAGACGAAGTAATACTCAAGACCACGATGGCACTTGCAAGAGCATTAGAGCAGGCAGGAGCCGCCGCAGAGGGGCACGCAAAAGACCTTTGCCCGGTCGATACGGGCGCGTTGAGAAATAGCATTACGCATCGGACTGACTTGGAAAATCTCACAGAGATAATAGGAAGTAACGAAGAATATGCCGCCTATGTGGAACTGGGAACTGGCGTGTATTACAAGGGAGGAAGAAAGACCCCGTGGACTTATCAGGACGATAAGGGACAATGGCACATCACAAACGGTCAGAGGGCGCAGCCGTATTTAAAACCGGCGGCGGCAAATTACGCGAAAGAATACACAGCAATCATTGCAGATGAATTAAAAGGAGCGATGGAATAATGGACAGATTGTCTTTGCTCGTCAAGGCAAAGGAAACGGCGGAGTATTTTGTTGATAAAAAATTTAAATACTCTCAAAACGTGGCGAATAGCTGGGCAGGCGCAAAGAAGAAAAAGGTAAGTAATTGTGCATCGTATGTATGCTATTGCCTACAGCAACTAGGCATCCTTAAACCGGGACAACTGTTTTATTGCAACAAGAACGGAACAGTTGTCTATAAGGGCACAGGAACAAAAGCAGCTATATCAAAACGATATAGATTGATAAAAGTAAATAAATTACCCCGGGATTATAAAAACAAATTAAAACCGGGAGACATTTGCTTTTACCGCCTACATACTAACATTTTTGCAGGAATAAACGAGAGCAATAAAATGGTCTGGTGGGATGCTGGAAAGGCTAGTACAAATACTAAAAAAGCAGGTGGAACATACAAAAAGATACATAGGATTATTAACAGCAACCAGAAAATCTTATATGTGCTGAGATGGAAAGGGTGAGAAAATGACACAGAGAAAAATTATTGATGTATCTACATACAACGGCACGATTGACTGGAAGAAAGTAAAGAAATACGGTTGCGATGGTGCGATCATTAAGATTATCCGCAAGGATTTAGGCAAAGATAAAAAATTTGAGGAGAACTATAAAAAGTGTGAGAAATTAGGTATCCCATGGGGCGTGTATAACTACACATACGCTACTACAGTGGCAAAAGCTAAGTCAGACATGGAACTTGTATGCGACATCCTCGACAAGATTAGTAAGAAGCATTTTAAATACGGCGTTTGGTTTGACATTGAAGACAAAGTGCAGGCAGGGCTAAGCAAAGTAAAGATTGCCGAGATTATCAATGCGGCACAGACTGTCGTTGAGTCAAGAGGCTATAAATTTGGTGTTTACACCGGGATGTCGTATTTTTCGGAGCATATTGATAAAAACAAGGTCAAGTGTAAAAACTGGTGGATTGCACGTTATTACAAAGGCTATAACCGCATGGCATTTAAAGCGACACCAAACAAATCTTATAAGCCTACAAACGTAGCCGACCTTATGGTGTGGCAGTATACCAGTTCTGGCGTGTTTCCAACCAAGGTTTCAACCGGCAACGGCGGAAAGTTTGATTTAAATATTTTATATCATGACTTCCCGGCGGCGGCACAGAAGGAAGAAACAGCAAAAAAGGTTAAATACACCGGGAAATTCCCTAAATTGCCGCCACGCGGCTACTATGCGTTTTTAGACGGTATTACAGTGTTAAAAGGCGCAAGAGGGGAAATTGAAAAATTGCAGAAGTTTTTAAACTGGGCTATCGGATCGAAATTAGATACTGACGGCAAATACGGCGAAAAGACCGAAGATGCGGTTAGTATTTTCCAGTCGAAATGTAAATTAAAAATTGACGGCAAATTTGGAGCAAAATCCCTCAAAGCCGCAAAAACATTTAGAAAGTAATCGCGAAGTACTGCGATTTACATATAAAGTCATTTAGGGGAAGAAATCCCTCAAAGAAAAGGAGTAATCAAATGGCATTAACAAGAGCTTTTTTAAAGAGCATGACACTTACGGACGAACAGGTTTCCGCGATTATCGAAGAACACTCCGCAACTGTTACAGGTCTCAAGGGTGAGATCAGTAAGTATAAAGAGGATGCGGAGAAAGTCCCAGACCTCCAGAAGAAATTGGAGGACTACGAAAAGGAAAACTGGAAAGGCAAGTACGAGAAAGAACACGCAGACTTTGAAGGTTATAAAACCGAACAGGATAAAAAAGCATCCTACAATGCAAAAGAAGCTGCATATAAAAAAATGCTTGAGGATTCTGGCGTGTCTAGCAAAGTAATTAACCTTGCCTTGAAAGCATCAAAAGAGACTATTGATAATTTAAAAATCGGAGCTGACGGCAAACTTGAGAACACAGCAGAGGTAGAAAAAGGCATCAAAGAAGCGTATGCCGATTATATTACAACCGAAACGACTCAGGGCGCTAATGTATCGAACCCACCGGGAGGAGAACCGGGGAAAATGACCAAGGAAGAAATTATGGAAATTAAAGATGCAGGCGAACGTCAGAAAGCGATTGCGGAAAATCACGAACTTTTTGGATTTTGAAAGGAGTAAACAATGCCAGGAGTAACCACTAGTACTGTATTAAATACAGATAGCGCTCTCAAAGCGAGAGAAATTGATTTTGTAACAAGATTTGACAAAAATTGGGATGCATTAAGAACTATCTTAGGAATCTTTAAACCTATCAGAAAAGAGCCGGGCACTAGCTTAGTGACTTATGAAGCGCAGATGAAGGATGAAGCCTTACAGGGCGGCGCAAGTGTGGGTGAGGGAGAGGCAATCCCTTTTACACAGTTTAAGGTCGTAGAAAGCAAAAGAGAAGATATTGTCGTAGAAAAATACGCTAAATCTTTATCCCTTGAATCTGTGTCAAAATGGGGCGCAACAGTCGCAATTGAAAAGACAGATGATGCCTTTATGGTCGAGCTGCAGAACAAGGTTTTAAAAGACTTTTACACGTTTTTAAAAACAGGAACATTAAAAGGAACACAGAAAAAATGGCAGAAAGCACTTGCAATTGCAAAAGGCGCTGTGCTCAACAAATTTGCAGGAATGAACAGAAACGTAACCGAAGTCGTAGGATTTGCAAACGTAATGGATTTTTACGACTGGTTAGGGGACAAAGAGATTACCGTACAGACAATGTTTGGATTGCAGTATATCAAAGATTTCTTTGGCTTCTCTACACTGTTCCTCCTCCCTGACGACTACATCCCGGCAAAAACCGTCATCGCAACACCAGTGGAAAATATTGATTTATATTATATTGATCCCGGCGACAGCGATTTCAAAAAGCTTGGACTTGACTACACGACATCTGGCGAAACAAATCTGATTGGATTCCACGCAGGCGGCAACTATACAAACGCCACAGGCGAAACATACGCCATCATGGGAATGAAGCTGTGGGCAGAATACCTTGACGGTGTTTGTGTAGTTACTGTTGGAGCCACAGAAACCATTCCGGAAGTATCAAGCGCCGTTTCGAAAGTAAGTTCGAACGGAAAATAAAAGGGGTTGATTGAGTGCTTTACGAAATCATGAATCATATTCACAATTTCTTCCCGGTCAAGGGGGCGGCAATCACAGGCAAAATAACAATCGGGGAATGGCTTTTCGACACACATACAGATGTAACGGCAGACACCGAAGACCTACGTTATTCTGGCACTGCGATTCGCCTCCCGCTACAGGACGGGCAATATTATTTAATTAGCGGCTCTATCTTTAATGACGGGGTTTATCAGTATCACAAGGGCGATACTGCCCCGTTACAAGAGGAGACGTTTGACGGCGTAGTGGTTCCGCTGGCTATCCCTAAACCGTTTTTATCACTAGTGGACGAAATCAGCGAGTGGCAGGCAAAAAATGGAAATTTAGGAGCGTATCAGTCAGAGTCATTTGGCGGCTATTCGTACAGCAGGGCAACAAATTCTAAAGGCGAGGCTTACACGTGGCAGGATGCCTTTAGAGCACGCCTGAACCCATGGAGGAAAATGGCATGAGTTTAATCAATGAATTTTTACAGGATTGCATACTCATGGATAAAAAGCGTACTTCTGACGGCGAGGGTGGATTTATCACCGAGTGGGTCGAGGGTGCTAAAATACAGGCGGCAATAGTCCGAGATACCTCTATGTCTGCCAGAGTGGCGGAAAAAGAGGGTGTAACAGCAACATATACAATCACTACAGCCAAAACAGTAAAGCTAGGCTATCATGATGTATTAAAAACAAAAGACGGAAAAATTTTTAGAGTTACATCAAATGCGGGAGAAAAAGAAACTCCTGCATCATCCAATTTGGATATAGCACAGGTCATGGCGGAAAAGTGGGAGTTAACGTCATGACCCCAACAGCGGCACTATATCAACTTTGGTCATCCTTCGGCATAACTGCATATCCGTCTAACAGAGTGCCGGAGGACACAACATTTCCTTTTATCACATACGAACCAATTACAGCCAACTGGTGGACGGGCACAGCCGCCGCCAGCACTGTAAACGTATGGTACCACACAGAATCAGAGGCAATTCCGAACAAAAAGGCAAAAGAAATCAGCGACAGGTTGCAAGGAGGAACCACGGTCAAGTGCGATGATGGAATCATTTTTCTGTCGCAAGACCAGCCCTGGACTCCTTTAGTCGATGAGGCTGACTCGTCAATAGTACGCAGATACACAGTAATAACTATGCAATTTATAACTATTTAACGAGGTGAGCAAATGAAGTATACGCAGGTACCTTCTGACCTTTTTAAAAAAATACAGATTAACGCCGGTATTATTGTATCAGCTTTTGAGCCAGAAACGGGCGCCATAACAGCAACTAACATCCTCATGGCAACCAGCGGCGGTTGTAGCTTTAGCGCAGAGCCATCCTTTACAGATTTCGGGGAAGATATTGACAACGTACCAAAAAACACGATGGAACTCAAAGAAATAGAATCTATTGAAGTAAAATTATCAGGTACAGCCGTTACTATGGATACCACACAGGCTAAAAGCTTTATGGCGGCAGCAGACGTAGCAGGAAACAAAGTAACACCAAGGGCAGATTTAAAGGCAGAAGATTTTAAGGATATTTGGTGGATTGGCGACTATTCGGACGAAAATTCCGGGGATTCCGCCGGATTTATCGCAATCAAAATTATGAACGCCCTCTCAACGGGCGGATTTAAAATTAAATCAGATGATAAATCCAAAGGAAATTTTGATTTTGAATACACAGGGCACTACAGCATTAAGAACGCAGAGACAGTACCTTACGAGGTCTATATCAAAACAGGCGAAGCAGCGTAGGAGGTAAAGCATGAGATTATCAGAATTAACAGCAGAACAGGGTTTAGAAGCGATTGCGAACTCTCTTGAACATATCGGAAACATTGCAGACGATGATGATGCACTCAGCCTGTGCCGGGAACTTGCGCCGCGGGAAGGTGATAAATACATCAAAATCTTTGCTAGGGGCGCTAAAACAGCTCCTAGGCTGTTAAAAACACACAAAGATGACGTAATCGGAATCTTAGCGGCGTTTGAATTACAGACAGTTGAGGAATACAAGAAAACGCACAAATTAATGGATGTTATCAAAGGTATGGTTGACCTCGTCAACGAACCGGAGGTACGTCAGCTTTTTTTCTCAGCGCCAACAAGCGCAGCAGAAGAACCCTCTGGCGATGCGCAGGAGAATACAGAGGAAGAAGCGTAAAGGGATTCTTGCTGTACGTAAAGGCTAAGATTTTAGACGACACAGAGGAATTAATTTACAAACGATATATGGCTGACGGGCTGAAATATGTAACCGAAAGTATTTCGCAGGCGTTCGGCGGGAAATACCTCTATGTATCGTTTTTTGATTTAATTAATAACAACAAAAAACAAACAGTAACAAAGGCTGGCGAAGAAATAGCCACGGACGTCATTAAAAGAGCCGGATTGGTGGTGATGGATAGTTGAATGTAATGGAGTTGTTTGTCACTCTGGCAATCAAAGACACCGCATATAAGCAGGGGCTGAAAGACGCAGAAGGTAACGCCAGCTCGTCCACATCAAAAATCGGCGGGGCATTTAAAGCGGTCGGGAAAGTAGCTAAAACAGCTATGGTGGCCGGCTCTGCCGCCGCCGTTGCATTTACAAAAACATCAATAGATGCCGGGATGAGTTTCGACAGCGCAATGTCTCAGGTAGCGGCCACAATGGGAACAACCGTAGATAAAATAGGGAATGTCAAAGCCAAGGCTGAGGAAATGGGGCGCACTACAAAGTACACCGCAACGGAAGCAGCGGAAGGCATGAATATCCTTGCTCAGGCTGGTTTGTCGGCTGACGAACAGATTAGTGGCATCGGAACGGTACTTAACCTTGCCTCTGCTGGTGCTATGAGCTTGGAAGAATCGGCATCGTATACCGCGGGTGCGGTAAAAGGCTTTGGCGACTCGATGAGTAACGCATCTTATTACGCCGATTTAATGGCAAAGGGTGCTACTCTTGCCAATACGGATGTAAGAGGACTCGGAGAGGCTTTCTCAGGCTCTGCCGCCACAGCGAAAAACTACGGTCAAGCGGCGGACAGCGTCACGCTTTCCTTGCTCCGCTTGGCAGAGCAGAACGTAACAGGCTCTGAGGCGTCTACAGCTTTAAACAGGGCCATGGCGGACTTGTATACTCCGACTGATGATGCATCAAAAGCTTTAGATCAGTTAGGGGTATCCGCATATAAGTCAAACGGCGAGGCAAAAGATTTTAACGACCTTGTAGACGAACTTAATAGCTCTTTACAGGGTATGACAGCGGAACAAAAAAACAATGCTCTTGCTACAATTTTTACAACGCAAGGTTTACAGGCATTTAACAAAATGACCGCATCAAGTGATGCGACTGTGCAAAAATTTTGGAAAGGAATACAGGATTCTTCCGGCTCCGCGGCACAACAGGCAGCTACGCAGTTAGATAACTTGCAGGGCGACATAACCTTGCTATCTAGCGCCACAGAAGGCCTGCAACTTGCTTTTTACAATACTTTTTCGGGTACTATCCGTGATGCCGTCAAAGGTATAACAAGCGAGGTTAGTGGATTAGCTGAGGCGATGGAATCCGGCGGCATAAGTGGCGCCCTTTCCAAACTGGCGCAAGATGCAATTAATTTTAGCGGTCAGTTGCCGGGGCTGACAAAAATCGGCGGCGACCTCATAAACGGTTTAATTTCGAGCGTTGCTCAAAATTCTGGCAGTATTACAACTGCTGTCGGCCAGCTGTTAAATAATCTTGCCTCTACGATTTCCACAGGGCTAAATGTATTTACATCGGTCGGGGTTAATCTGTTAACAACTATCGCTAGCGGCTTGACTCAGGGCATCCCAACTTTTTTAGGACAGGCACTCCCGATGTTAACGCAATTCACGGAGTCACTGAGGGGCAATGCAGGAACCTTGATAAATGCGGGTTTGACGCTTATCCAGAATCTTGCACAGGGGTTAATTAATTCCATACCTGTACTGATTGCATATGTGCCTACAATCATAACGAATTTAGCTGGTATTATTAACGACAATGCACCGAAAATCCTCACAACAGGAATAACAATCATAACGAATTTAGCAATAGGATTGGTTCGTGCTATTCCGTTATTGATTGCCAATTTGCCGAAAATTATCACAGCCATTGTAAGCGTGTTTACGGCATTCAACTGGCTGTCGCTTGGCAAAAATATTGTTACCGGCATAATCAAAGGAATTAAAAATCTTCCTTCTCTTTTGAAGAGTACCGCTAAAAATGCCGTAAACGGATTTAAAGGGGCGTTTAGGGGCAACGGCATTTTATCCGCTGTTAAAGGGGCGTTTACCAAGATACCGTCAGCTGTAAAGAGCATCTTTACCAAGGCAGTATCCTTTGTAAAAACCTTCCCTGGACGATTTAAGAGCGCTTTAAAATTTAGCTGGTCTCTTCCACACCTAAACCTACCGCACCTGAGTGTTTCCGGCGGAAAGGCTCCATTTGGAATCGGTGGAAAGGGTTCTCTGCCATCGTTCCATATTAGCTGGTATAAAAAGGCTATGGAAAGTCCATATGTATTTTCTAATGCCACATTGTTTGGAGCAGGAGAATCGGGAGACGAGATGCTGTACGGTCGTAGCAGATTAATGAGCGACATCAAAGAGGCAACGCAGGGAACGAAAAATGATGTAACTATTAATGTAACTGTAAATGGTGCAGATAACCCAGAAGAATGGGGAAGAAGGATGGCAAGTGAGCTTAGAAGGCAGGTGAAAATGGCATAATGGCGAAGAAAAAGAAAAAGTCTGCTGCTCCCAGCGGTCTGTCTATATCGAGAGACAACCTGAAATTTACAATATCTTGGAAAATACCGGCGAAAAAATATGAGGATGGACAGTGGCTATGGTATCGTCTACATATAAAAAACGTCGGTGCATCCAAATGGGATTGGACAAAATGGAAGAAAATAAATGTGGGAAAATCAGCAACAAAAAAAACGGTAGCACTTGATGCAAAAAATTATTATCCTGTCTCATCAAAATTATTAAACGCGATAGAATTTAAGGTAAAGGGCAAAACAAAAAGCGATAAAAAGCATACCTATACAGCCGCACATTCCACAAAAACGTTTGCTATTCATGCGCCAAATGCCCCTTCTGTTTCTTATTCTCTTGATGATGCCGACGCAAATAAAGGTACTTTTACCTGGAGTACCTCATACGAGGCGAATGATGCAAGGCATTTTGCAAGGACACAGGTACAGACCGCATTAATGACAAACTATAAGGGCGCCATTGCAAACGCTCGCTTTGCCAATGCATCCTACACAGGAGCGTCTGGTACATGGGCGATAACAGAGGATGGCTCTCCAACGCAGAACAAGACGTTTTGTCGTATTGTAAGGGTAAAATCGAGAGGATGCGCCGGAGATTCTGGTTGGAGCTATGCGCATCATTATTACAGTATCCCAGAGCGTCCAAACATACAGAGTACAGGGAGTAAAGAGATAGGCTCCTCTAGCCGCTATGTATGGGCAAACTGGGTGCAGGCATCGCCACGGGACCGCCCTGTGGATTCTATGGAGTTGCAATACGCTATAGACACGCCGGAAAGCGGAGAGAGGTATACTGGCACATCATGGAGCACAGGAGTAACTGTTGCGTACCATGATTATACGGTGTCAGCAGATTTTAACACGGACGACGGCATAGCGGAAGACCAGATTATGTGGACAAGGGTGCAAAGTACGCACGATAAAAAATATGCATATTCTGAGCCACGAGTAGCGGCACGAGGGGCTTTAAAATCCCCGTCATTTGATACGGTATCGGCAACGGGAACAACGCTTACCATCAATAGCGTTGAGCGAAATACAGAGGTTCCAGACGCCAAAACAGCAATCTGGATGAAAATAGACAACGAGGAAAAAGGCATTATTGCGGTCACCGACAAAGAGGGTACAATCACAGTTACGTGTCCGGACGTTTCCGGCGGCGCTGAATACCAGATTGCCCTCAAGAATTTTACCGGAACTTCCACACCTCAAAATGGAGCGACTGGCACTACCTACAAACTTAGCCCTCTCATGCAGTCTGGGTGGATTTATTCGGAAACAAGAAAGATTGCAGTCCCGCCGAAAAATATAGCTGCAATGGCGGTGGCATCTGATACCGTGGAACTAACATGGGATTGGTCGTGGAAAAATGCGGATGCGGCTACCGTTGCGTGGGCAGATCACGAGGATGCATGGATTAGTACGGAAGCCCCAACTACTTATGACGTGGAGGACAGGGAAACAACGTGGCATATCGGGTCCCTGGAATCGGCAAAAACATATTATTTCCGCGTAAGATTGCGGGATACGTCCGGGGATGAGGAAGTGTTATCTCCTTGGTCTGATACAGTTTCCGTATCTCTGAGTGAGACCCCAACAACTCCTACGCTTGCAACGACAGAAAATTATCTTGCCCTGGACGATACAGTTATTTGCAGTGTCGGCTACACCGGAAACAGCAAAGCGAGCATAAAAATAGCGGAAGCGGTTAACGATGAGCCGGTGAAAGGCAAGGATGGAAACGTTGTTGTTTTAATGATGTCTTCCGGCATGGAGACATTATCGGAAACGATTGAAAACATTAATAAAATCTATACTGCAAATGGTCTTTTGGGCAATTTGTGGAATGTAGGAGAAATCCATTATTTAAAAGCAATGGTTACGGCACAAGGAGGCAAGGAAGGGGCATGGTCAGATTCTGTGGCTGTTGAAATTGTTGCAAAACCTGCGATAGACAGCGTTGCAACAAATCTTGTTTCGGAATCAACTGCATATAATCCTAGTGATGTTACCACGGAAACAAGCGACCAGGCAGTACCAGAATCATCGGAAGGCACAACAAATTATTTAGAGCAGCTACCATTAACAATAGTCCCTTCCTTCGGGGATTCTGCTGGCACAGCAAAAGTAACGATTGTCAGGGACGAGGATTATTATATTCTGCGCCCGGACGGATTAAAGGAACAACATTTTGCCAATGAAATTATTGCTAGTTTTTCTGGTAGCGAAACAGATAGCTACGCTATTGGCTTAAGCGACCTGATTGGGCAGATGGATGACGGTGCAATGTACAGCATACAGATTGCATTTACAGATATTTATGACCATGTGGCAGAAAAAAAGATACCGTTTGTTGTACGGTGGAAACACCAGCCGGAAGTACCAACGGCCACTGCAAATACGATTGCAGACAACAAAACAGCGAGTATTGTTGTTGCTAAACCAACCACATATGTTGATGGGGATACATTCGACTTGTATCGGATGAGTGTAGACAGAGCAGAATTGATTCTGGAAAATGGGGTTTATGGACAGAAATATGTTGACCCATACCCGGCGTTAAATGAGTACGGCGGCATACTGGTTGTAAATAAAACTGCCAACGGTGACTATATAACGTCAGATAATTCTTTTGCATGGTTATACAACGAATTTTCTATAGAGTATAAAAAGGCAATTATTGATTTTGATGGGGAGTCCATTGAAATTCAGTATAACATTGATTGCGACAATTCATGGGATAAGGATTTCGAGAGGACGGTTTATCTCGGTGGCTCCGTACAAGGTGACTGGAACCCTGCAGTCACTCGTGATTTAAAAATTGATGCAGTAAGTATCTCACTGACAGAACCAACAATGATTGAGCAAATGAGGCGGCTCGCAACGTATCCCGGAATATGCCACGTTAGGACACCGGACGGCTCGTCATTTTCCTGCGATATACAGGTGTCGGAGAAAAAAGACCACGATAACAAAATGCGGACAGATTTCTCACTAACGATTAAAAAAGTGGATTCGGAAGAACTGGATGCTGTGACGGAAGAGCAGTGGAGCGCAGAGCATCCTAATGAGGTGGCGTGATGGATTGGAGCAAAGGATTTTCAGCAAGATATATTTTGACGACAGTTGACCCCAAGACGTGGACAGACCAGCAAGAATTTGAATTTACTGAGGGCAGTATTGACCGAGACAGCACGTCAGATTTAAGGGAATCTGCCTCCGTCACAATGACAGAAAAGATAACAGACAATGAGTGCTGGGTCCGCATTTACCTACAAGCCAGACAGGGAGGGTCAGGAGCAAAAGTAGCACTGTTTACTGGCCTGACCGCCTTCCCAGAAAGAAAACTTGATGGTGTGAGAGAGACTTACAACATTGACTGCTACTCCGTTCTCAAGCCGGCAGATGATGTAATTCTGCCGCGTGGTTATTATGCACCAGCCGGTAGCGGAGCAAAACAGATTAAAAATCTGCTCAATGATTGTATCCCTGCCCCCGTGTATGTCGAGGGAACATCGCCGATAACTACAGATGACATCGTTGCGGAAGATGGGGAAACAAGGCTCACAATGGCACTGCATATTTTAGATGCCATCGGCTGGCGGATGCGAATACTTGGCGATGGAAGTATTGTTATCTGTGCAAATGATAATAATAGCAGCCTTACAGTGGGGACTAACGCAAACGACATCATGGAGTGTGACGTAACAGACACATTTAATTGGTATGACACACCAAACTGTTTTATGGCAATACATGACGATTACGGCGCAGCCATCGCGCGGGACGACAGTCCGGACAGTTATCTATCAACCGTCAGTCGGGGTAGGGAAGTGTGGAAATCGGAAACAGGCGTTGAATTATCCTCCGGGGAAAACATAGCGGCATACGCCGTTAGAAAGCTAAAAGAATTGCAGAATCCTGCCAGAACGATACAGTACAGCCGGCGATTTTTCGAGGACGTTCTTTTAGGAGATGTGGTCTTTCTAAATTATCCAAGACACGGCCTTACTGGAAAATTCAGAATAATATCACAATCACTGTCCCTAGAACATGGTTGCCGCACGAAAGAAGAGGTGGAAAGTATTGAATGAATTTGTAAAAGAGATTGCCTCGGCGATGAAAGAAAGCAAGACAAAAGCATATGATACAGTTGCAAAAGTCCTTCGGGTTGACGAAAAAACGGCATATGTCCACATTGACGGCGGAGCAGACGAAACCCCCGCACAGATGGCTATTAATTGTAAAGCAGGGGATAGCGTAAAAATACGTGTTTCTGGTGGAAGAGCATGGCTCACTGGAAATCTCACATCTCCACCAACGGATGATACAGCCGCAAATGAAGCGAACAAGACAGTTACTAAGGTAAAAAAATCCTATGAGAACTTTAAATATGCTACTGAGGAGAACTTTAGTAGTCAGGAAGACAAGATATCAGAGGCTGCTAAAGTTGCAACTAATTTCATGAAATATATCGAAGGACTTGGATTAGTTGTCGGTGATATGCGAGAAAATACGCTTGGACAGAACGCGTTACTTGACGCAAATGGAATGTGTGTGCGCAACAATAACAGCGAAATTGTACGATTTGGAATTACAGATATTAAAGTAGTGAATGAAGACGGAGACCCTGTTTATAGTGGCGCTGGCTCGGTCGTAAAGTCACAAAACAACATTGTTGTATCAACACAGCAAACAAAAGATGCAAATGATACTAATGTCGGTGGTAAAGCTGCGCTTGAATTATATTATGATAGTGCAAAAGATAATATGAGTCTCTCGTTATCTGTAAAAAGTGGAACATCCTATACTGATTTGTACGAAAGCATTGGAAATGGGATATATGCTGATAACTCTAATACAAAGATTGTGTCTTCAGACGTAATAAAGTTGGATGCAGGGAGAATATATTTATCTACCTATTTAGGGACTTGGAGACCATATTTTTGCGCTGGCGATTCGATCAGTGCAACTTTTGGTACTGCTGGATATATTACGAGTTCCGGCAAGGATGTCATTTTTATAATTCCATTATCAAAACCAATAGTTGGGAACCCGACGGTAACAGTAACAAGTGTGGAAGGGCTTATGGTCCGACAAAATAATAAGTATTTGTATGGTGGCTCGTCAACAAAATATGTCAAACCTAGCAAATATACTGTACACTCAACGCTTAGTGGAGGCTGCATCCATGTATTTGCAACAATGCAAAATACCACAGATGTTACAAACAATAGCCCTTGCGGCATCTATGCTAATATTAAGATAACATTCTCATAGGAGGAATAAAATTGGCTTTAAAAAAAGAAATTCGTCAAAGCGACGGCGTAGTTACTAATTATCACAGAATCTTATATATTCAGTCTACAATCAACAGTCATGATTCAATAGCTGTAGTATCTTATGTAGATGAGATTGGTAGAGCTATGGAAAGCAACGGTGACAGACCGTACAGAGCCGCTGTTACATATGAGAAAGAGTATGAAGAGAATATGACTATTGAAGATGCTTATAAGTATCTCAAAACACTTCCAGATTACGAAGATGCAGAGGATATCTGATACAATTTATGCATAAGGAGGCGAAAGCATGATAGCTAGCGGGACAATAATTATTGACGGGCAGACATACCGCAAAGGAGATGTTATACACGATTTAGGCGGCTGGGATTGCATAGATACAGACGGAACCAAGCGATATTACTGGGGGAAGTCTTCTGAAGTAGATAAATTGCCTCATTATGTTGCAAGTGGTTCGACAGCGTTATGTGTAGACACAGGGGAATTATATGGCTTTTATGCCCCTGATAGCAAGTGGTTTTTACTTTAGGGAGGTGTAGAGCATGAGGAAAAGTGGTTTAACGGGAGATGAGGCGTATATACTCTCAAAACATGGCAAAACAACAGAGGACCTTGGCCCGCTAAAAAAAGAAATTGGTTTGATAAAGGAAGATTTGGGTAATTTATCCAGTTCCAAAATCTCCAAGTTTTACGCAACAAACAATGGGGAGAACCACTTAGCGGATTCCGATGATGGAAAAATAGCGGATATGATGGTGTATGGAAAGAGCGAGCAGAAAAGTACCATGGGGAAGAATTTACTGAAATTATCCGAAGCCAATGCACAAGTAAATGCACATGGTCTTTCGGCCACAATGAATGCGGATGGAAGTATATCTGTGACGGGTGCTTCAACATCTAATTGGTCAAATATTATAAAAATAAATAATGAATGCCATACTGATAATGCAACGTATACTTTTTCAGTTGACAAAAACTCAGGTATTATAATTGGTTTAAAATTAGGGCGAACTGAATTGGACGATGCTAATTATCAAACACATAGAATTATGCAAAATCAATTAAGTTGCACATTTGAGACAGGTGCAAGTAATGAATACTGTAGTTTATTTTTAGAGGGATTAACAGTAGGAAAATCGTATAATTTCACGATTTATCCTATGCTCGAACTCGGCACCGAAGCCACCGCCTACGAACCATACACCGGCGGTCAACCATCGCCCTCTCCTGACTATCCGCAGGAGATTAAGAGCGTTGTGAATCCGATTGTGAAGGTTTGTGGGAAGAATTTGTTTGATTCTAAAAAATTCCCAATTATATTAAACAGGGCGATAGATACCAACACAGGTAAGATATATGAATCATTAAGCGGAAATTATTGTGCTATTGAGAAGTATATACATTTTCCGTATAGTGGGAAAAAAGTTTCATTTAACGCTTCAATGACATTAGTTGCATATGACAAAGATTATAAATTCATTAATACTGTTAATAGAAATAATGGTCAAGTTCCAATTGGAACAATGTATGTCAGATTTGACATTAAAACAGTAGAAAAAGATAAAGCACAGATAGAATTATCCGAAAACGCAACAACTTACGAACCATACAAAGAACAGACCATACAGTTAACAATCATCCTTAACTCAATTCCAGTTTCAAGTGGTGGTAACGTCACAATCAACGGACAGCAATATGTTGCAGATTATGTGGATGTGGAGCGTGGAAAGATTGCAAAGATGGTTGATTCTTCTAAGTTAGATAATGCACAATCTATTGTAAACAAAACCGAATGGTTATTAGCAGAACCACAAGAAATTGACTTAACGCAGGAAGAAGTACAGACACTTAAAGCACTTGCAACATATTATCCGACTACAAACATCAGCGTCATTTCAGAACAGTTGGATGGATATACAGTATTTAATTACCCGATTAGCATGGCTAATGGATGGAATTATGTAAAACAACAGTTAAATGACAATCGTGATTATATCTATGATATGGACACACAATCAGCAGAAGCCTATGTCAATAGCGAATACGCAGCAGCACTTACAGAATTGGAGGTATGATTATGTTATATAGAACATTACTGAAACTTAAAGAGAGAAAAGGGCTTACAGATGATTTGAAAAATAAGATTGATGTGTTTTTTGCAGTTGGGAGAATCACAGAGGAACAGTACAATGAGTTAATGGACGTTGTGGTTGAAGAAGAACCGAAAGCAGAAACTAATTAACTAAAGAGGACTTTAATTAATTTATAAAAACAAAAGAAAAATAATTTTCAAGGAGGAATGGAGATGGTAGATATTATGTTACCTTTGATAACTTGTATTTTTGTAGTTTTTGACTTAGCTAGCGGTGGAGTAGCTGCCTGTGCCAACCACGAGTGGAAATCCTCAGAAATGAGGAAAGGATTGTATCATAAATTTGGCTCCATTATGCTTGTGGTGCTTGCATATCTTATCGACTACGCCCAGAAATATGTAGACTTGGGCTTTCGGGTACCTATTGCCGCAGGCGTGTGCGTCTACATCATTCTAATGGAGCTTGGTTCCATCGTGGAAAACATCGGCAAAATTAACCCTGATTTGCTCCCAGACAAAGTTAGAGCGATTTTGGGACTGGACAAAATAAAATAAATTTACGTAATTTTTGCGTGTTTGAGGTGATACAGTGAACAGAAGTTTGATAAAAAAACTCTGGAAATTAGGCGATAAACAATTTATTGATTACGCCTTGTCGTGCGCCCGCTTAACTTTACGGGAGCGCGAAACTGTACAGTACTTGCTTTTTGATGGATTAACGCAGGAGCAAGCCGCCGAGAAAATGGATATAAGCACAAGAGGATTACAAGGGCTGTGGAGTTGTGCTGTGGAAAAAATTTTGTTAGTTCCCGGCACGATCCCGTACATAAACAGCCTTTAAGAAACTAAAGATAACTAAAAATCATGCGAGAAATAAGCGCGTTACCTTCGTGGTGACACGCTTATTTTTTTGCGATAATAAAACTATAAGGAGGGCAAAAAAATGTATCAATATTGGAATCCTAACCCAGCGGCGGCAAAAGTGGGAGATTGCACCGTGCGCGCTATCTCAAAAGCTACAAAGCAAACGTGGGAAGAAACATATATACAACTTGCTCTGTACGGCTTAATGTTGTCAGATATGCCCTCGGCTAACGCAGTGTGGGGCGCGTACCTCAAAGACAATGGATTTAGCCGTTATATAATCCCAGACGAATACATGACCTGTACCGTCTCAGAATTTGCAAACAACCACCCGGAAGGGGTATATATATTAGCACTGTCAGGGCACGTTATAGCGGTAATTGACGGCAATTACTATGATACGTGGGACAGTGGAGCAATGACACCAATATATTACTGGCGGGAAGGAGGAAAATAAATGTTCGGTTATCCACAATATCCACAACAATATCCACAGTATCCGCAATATCCACAACCGGATTATCTTGACCAACTAAACCGACTAAAACAACAACAGGCACCGCCCCAACAAATGCAGCAACAATCCAATCCCGATGAACGGATTTGGGTACAGGGGCAGGGCGCGGCGGAGGCGTATTTAGTAGCACCAAACTCTTTTGTCCGCCTATGGGACAGTCAGGAGCCAGTTTTTTACGAAAAAAGAGCAGACCAGACGGGCAGACCGTTTTTAGAGGTGTTTGAATACAAGCGTAAGGGCTCAAATTCGCCCACAGCGGAGCTTTCACAATCTAGTCAGCCAATCAACTATGAGGAACGCTTAAAAGCCTTAGAGAGGCAAATGGAGACGTTAAGAAGGAGGGTATTGAATGAATCTCAATCCAATGCAGATGATACAGCAGTTTCAACAGTTCAGACAGCAGTTTCAGGGGGACCCGAAGCAGGAAGTGCAAAACCTGTTAAATAGCGGGCAAATGAGCCAACAACAGTATAACCAGTTGCAGGGCATGGCAACACAGTTTCAAAACCTTTTAAAGGGTTTTAAATAAATAAAAAGGAGTGATTTCATGGGATTAACAACAGACGGAATGAGCCCGGCAGATTTGGCGGCAGTCACAGGCAACAATAACGGCGCATTTGGCGAGGGTAACGGTGCTTGGTGGATTATCATTCTTTTCCTTTTCATCTTCTGTGGATGGGGAAACGGAAATGGATGGAATAACGGCGGCGGAGGCGCGGTAGATAACTATGTATTAGCTTCCGACTTTGCAACCTTACAGCGCCAGATTGATAGCGGCATTTCCTCCCTTGAGCGCAAGGGTGATGCCATCAACAGCGGTATTTGTGACGGATTTTATGCGATGAATACCTCTCTTCTCAACGGATTTGCAGGAACAAATAGCACAATCCAGCAGAACGGCTATGATACACGAAACGCAATCCAGCAGGGACAGATTGCAGATATGCAGAGTTTCAACGCTTTGCAGGCACAGTTAGCACAGTGTTGTTGTGATAACAAACAGGCTATCGCAGGTGTTAACTACAACATGGCGATGAATACTAATGCGATCCAGCAGGAAGTTACAAACGGCTTCTGCCAGACAAACTTTAACAACGCAAACAACACAAGAGACATCATTGACAACCAGAATAACAACGCTAGAGCCATCCTCGATGCTCTTACAGCACAGAGAATCGAAGCTAAGGACGCCAAGATTGCCGAGCAGAATCAGCAGTTATTTGCGGCGCAGTTAACGGCTTCTCAGGCGTCACAGAACGAAACCTTAAAGGCATACATGCAGGGACAGTTTACTTACTACAACCCTAGACCAGTGCCAGCTTTTCCGGTTTCCGCGCCTTACCAGTACGGTAACTGCGGATGCAATACCGGTTGCGGATGCTAAAATTTTATAATTAGCAGCTTCCTGCACGACAGGATTGTTCGGCTTGTGCCGATGATGCTTATAGCGGCGGGGCAATCGTTCCGCCGTTTATTATTAAAAAAGGAGTGATAACGTGGCAGAATTTACTAATAGCAATATCGTAACCGTAGCAGCGGGGCAGAATTTACCGCTCACAGAGACAGCCGTAAAGTGCGGTAGCTGTATTACACACCGGGAGGGGGCAGGAATTGTGACCCTTAGAGGCCTTACAAACCAGTGCAGGGCGCGCTATAAGGTCAGCTTCGGGGCTAATATCGCCATACCTGCTGGTGGAACTGTGACGCCTATTTCTATTGCCCTGGCAATCGCCGGAGAACCATTAAATAGTGCGACAGCAATCGTAACACCTGCGGCGGCAGGCGAATATTTTAATGTATTTACGGCGGCATTTATTGACGTTCCGCGCGGGTGTTGCATAACGATCGCGGTCGAAAATACATCTACGCAGGCAATTAATATAGCCAATAGCAATTTAATCGTCGAGAGAGTAGCGTAAAGGAGGGCGTAAAATGGAATCATTACACAAATTAAAAAAGATGATGTGCAGAGAACTGGACGAGATTTCGAACAAAGGCGATATGAGCGCCGGGGATTTAGAAGCAGTCCACAAACTGACAGACACAATCAAAAATATTGACAAAATCATGTATCTGGAAGGTGAAGGCGAATACAGCCGTGGCGGCGACTGGGACACGTCAGGAAGATACAGTCGCGGGCGTTATCCTGACATAGATTACGATGACTATAGCAACGCTCGTAGAGGTCAGCACTATGTGAGGGGGCATTACTCTTACAATGATGCAAAAATGCAGGTAAAAGAAACTATCAAAGACATGATGCACGACAGTAATCTGTCTAGTACAGATCAGGCAGCACTAGGCAGAGCATTAGCAGAATTAGACCGATAAGAGAAAGGAGTGCCGCAATGATTAATATGGACGAAATTAATGCCGAAATTGCGGCATTAGAGGCAGGAAAAACAACCTACGCCACTTGCGAACGGCTTTCGATTTTATACAATGTACGCAATAATTTAATGAGCAATCAACAACCGAACCAACTATCTTCCAACACATCATACTACTCTTACAGTTCCGAGCCGGATTCTGAATTTAAAGAAATCGCCCGAAACGCAGACTTTGAGCACTTATTACGCGTGCTTGACGAACACATGAAAGCCATCGAAGCAATGTATCCGCGAGAATATCGGTCAGTTTTGCGAAAAATAAAAGAGGGCGCTTGAAACGTCCTCTTTCTTCTTGTATAATATAATTACCTCTCCTTTATTTCTATCATATTTTGTTATACAGTAACTGACCTTAACCTGGTGGTTACGGCTAGTTACTGTATAACAAAAACTAAAAAAATATAATATCCTCCACGTAAGTGTCGGGGGATATTTTTATTTCTTTTACAATACTTTTCCAAAACACCTGCTTGTCTTGTTCGCCTAACTGCATATACATATCTTTCCAACCGTCAGGAAATCTGCTTTGTATTTTTTTCTTAGTTTCTAGTTCTTCCGTTGCGGCGGTCTGGGATAGTTCTTTTAATTCCTTTGATATAGCCTCATATCTTTCGTCATAGTATTCTTCTGTTATCCTGCCTTTCTCAAACATCTTGTTGATTCTTCCCAACTCGCTGGATAATTTTTTCTTTCTCTTTTCCGCATCGTTTCCGGTTGCCTTCACACGACCTTCTGCCCTTAATACATCTAACTGTATTTTTTCTTCGATGTGATCGAGCATATATGTTTCTAATTTTTTTTCTGATCGCGTGTAGGTCTTGTGCTTTTGTGCGACAGAGTGGGGGCAGTGATATACTTTGTACTTTTTTCCTTTTTTGCCTATTGCACACCCGGAAAGCCTGCAACCGCAAAGTGGGCATTTCATCAGGCCAGAAAAAATATAAATACGCCTCTTGCAATCCGTCCAAGTTTTTTGACTGGATACCTCGCTAATTTTTTGTGCTTGCTCCTCTGTGATGTACGGCTCACAGTAGTTTTTTACTCCATACATTTCACCGCGATAAGCTGGGCTAGACATAATCTTAACCAACCTCGTTCTGGTTCTTACAAAACCAGGGTATTTACTTAAAATATAGTCTGCGGTTCCTGCTTTCGAGAAAGTCTGGAAATAATGCTCAAACATATCCTCAATTATTCCTCGCGTCTTTTCATCTTTTACAATCTTTTTCCCTTCTATGCGATAACCTACCGGCACTTTTCCGCCAATATATTCCTTGTTGTTCCGTTTAAATTCCATAACAGACCGTATTTTTTCGCTGTCTCTGTCTGCCTCTGCCTGCGCTACGGACAGCATAATATTTACTTTAAATATTCCCTGACTTGTTTCTGTCTCATAATCCTCCCAGATAGCTCTCCAAGGCACTTTACACGCGTCAAGGACACTTTGTACCTCATAATACCCTGCAACGGCTCTAAACCACCTGTCAAGGCGCGTGAAGAGTATTATATCAATCTCATGTTTCTTGCAATCCTCAAGTAACTGCAAAAGAGCAGGGCGTTTTGTGTATTTTTTACGTGCAGATATGCCGGCATCGTTATAAATACCGGCAACCGTATAACCTTGCTCCTCGCAATATTTTTCAAGCGCATCTATCTGCGAATCAACGGACAATCCACTGTTCTTCTGCTCTTGCGTGCTTACTCGCACGTACAAAGCGGCTCTTTTCATTTATTCCTCTTCCTGCCTTCGTACCTCCGGGGCGGGTGCTGCTATCTACATACAACTAAGCCTGTCTATTAGCTTTTTTCTAAGCTTTTCGTATTTCTCGGTTATTTCTTCACTGTCCGGAAAGTTAACCAAGCGAAAACAAGCGTTTTCAAATTCATTAACTAATGCTATGTTTTCGTATCTTTTTAATTCTATAGTTTTTTGTGGCAAATCGTCATAAAAAACTTTTAAATCGACACCTAGAACACCTGCGATTTTTGATAAGGTCTCTGCCTTTGGCTTCCTTTTTCCGACTTCGTACTGGCAAATCATGGCAGTTGAAACGCCTAGACATTTAGCAAGTGCCGCCTGTGAAACTCCCTTTTGTAGACGCACAGCTTTGATTTTCCCACCAATAGAGACATTTTCGCCGTGCTGTAATAAAACATCGTAAAAATTGTCAAGCTCAACTTCTAGTGCATCCGCCATCTTCACGATCGCCTCCAATTTCGGATTATATCGCCCCTGCTCATACCCCTGTATAGAGCCAATAGATAGTCCAGCTTTTTGAGCGAGTTCTTTTTGGCTTACCCCTTTGCTTTTTCGCAATTCCTTTATTCTTTCTCCAATTTCTTCCGAATCATCCGCCGTAGATTGCGAAAAATCAGAATAAAAAATATTTGGATTAATTTCTAGTGCGTTAGCTATTTTTGAGACAGTTTCAAATTTCGGAACGGTCTCTTTCTTTTCGTACTGTGCTATGGTCTGTTGTGTTATTCCTCCCATTTTGTCGCCGAGTTCTTTTTGAGATAAGTTGCGTTCTTCTCTTAGTTCCTTTAACTTTTCTCCAAAATTTTTCATTTCTTTGCATCTCCTCTTTTAATTTAATCTCATTGTATATGATAATGACTATTATGTCAAAAGAAAAATACACGAAAATATATTATTTTTTATATTCCACGATGTCGCACACCTGACAGTCCAATTTCTCGCACAAATACATAATTGTATCTATATTCACGTTTCTGTCGTGTCGCAGCTTGTTAACCAGTGCTGGGGAAAGATTAAAACTTTCCTTATCTAATAGGTTAGAACGCTTTAACCCTCTACGTTCTAGCGTGTCCCATAAATTACTATATGAGATGCTACCTTTATATATGTTACTTCTTTTTCTTGCTCGTGTTTCCATTTTGAAACCTCCTTTAATCGTTATAAATATATAGTACATTATTTTGAAATAAATATCAAGAAAAAATAATATATTTTCGTGTATTTTTCTCTTGACATAATAGTCATTATCGTATATAATCTAACTAAATCGCATAGATAGCCACACGCCCGGCGGCGGAATCCGCCGGAGAAAGAAGGAAAATATGACAGCAGAAGAAAGAAACAAGTACATAGAGTTTATGTACGATTATAAAAATGAATATAATTGTGAAAATTGCCCGGAAAATAGAGGGGATTTTCCACATGACAAATTACCTTGCGGACAACAAAATTGCTGGGTAACCTGCCATTGTAAGGAGATGTAAATAAGGAGATGTAAATATTATTACCGCCCGGCGGCGGAATCCGCCGGAGAAAGAATGACGAGAGGGGATTAACACTGATATATTAATTCAGAACAAAAGCACTTGTTTCGGCAGGTGCTTTTTTATTATTTTGAGGAAAAAAGAAAAGAGGGAAGAACTGATTCCTCCCTCTTGTTAGTTGCCCTATTAGTGGACTAATTATTTTAAATTAATAGTTATCTTCTTGTCTGTCCAGAACGAAGCACTATATTCTAAAATTACTTTCTTTGCATCTTTTGGCACTTCGTAATATGCTGTAAAGCTCACGTTCTTTCCCGGAGACAAATTAGTGTTAACAAAATCACTGTCTCCTATATATTGCTGTTCGCAAGCTGAATCATCTGCATAGCATTCGCAATCAGATACAGATACATATTTGTCACCTTTTTCTGCAATATTTTCACAAGTAAAGTCTACAGCTACATATTCACATCCATCTTTTGGAGTAAAGTACTCTCCACCATCATATCCAAATTCAGCCTTTTTAGCAGTTACTTTTAAACCGTCATTCTCAAAAGATTCGCCAACCTTTACGCTGTCTTTCTCTTTTGCTTCTTCCTTTTTAGCAGTTTCTTTCTTAGCCGCTGTTGTTGCGGTGGCACTCTTTGAAGAATCAGTGGAAGAACTGTCATCGTCACCACTACCCATTGCCGCACCTAAAACAGCCAGAACGATGATAATGATAATTACCCATTTCAACTTGCCGCCCTGTTTCTTCCGGCAATGAGGACACACTTTAGCTTTTGCGTCAATTTCTTCTTTGCAGTACTTGCAAACTTTAGTTTTTTCCTTGCTCATATTTTCTGCTCCTTTTTTATTATTACCATATTGCAAATATTAGCAAAATGGTTTGTTGTAAATAATTATATAATAAATAAAATGATTTGTCATTATAAATCTGAATAAATTTGCATATTTTGTCTAACAGAGCCATAATATTATGATATAATAAAAAACCACTATAAAACACAGCTTTAAAGTTGGCTAAAATACGTGTCAGGAAGGAGTAAAAATGGCAGAAGAATACAAGAAAGAAATAATCGAGCGATTAAATAACGTGCAACAAGAACGGCTTTTGAAGATTATGCTTGACTGCGTAAAGTCTTTAGAAAAGCAAGAAAAGGGAAACTAATTTTCCCTTTTCTTAATCTTAGTCGCGGAGTATAAACTTTTCGTAAAAACTGCAAAACGCTTCTTTTTTCTCTTTAGATAAATCATAGTAATCTATTACGATTTTTTGAAAACGTTCATCACTTAAATTTATCTTGACGCAAACGTCCATGAATTCACCACCTAAATCATCATATTTCTTTTGTTCTGTTAAATCAGTTTTCAAGATTCCAAAGTAATCCGCGATAGCTTGAATCTTTCCCGATCTCGGCATTATTTTTCCCACGCACCAAGTGTTAAAAGTTGTCTGAGCAAATCCAAGCTCACGTGCCACTTCTTTTTGTTGCTTCCCACTAGCATTAATATAATGATTTAAGTTGTTGGCAAAAATTTTCTTTTGCTCCTCCTCTGTCATTGTCTCCCTCCTATCTTTTGTTTAATTGGGTGCATCATTATAATAACATACAATCCTAAAAAATTCAATAAAAATCCTAAAAAATTAAATCTATGCTTGACAATCCTATATTTTAGGATTATAATTAAATCACAAACAAACGAAAGGAGCGAAACGAAATGATGTTACAGATTCCTAGAATTTGCATTGCGGCCTGTAGAGTTAATGCAAATTTAAGTCAAAGAGAATTCGCCAAGAAAATCGGCGTATCTCTTGCAACAATTACAAACTGGGAAGCAGGGAAAACGGAACCCGACCTCACACAACTTCGTAAAATTAGTGAGCTTTCTGGTATACCTATGGACTATATTTTTGTGGAAAGAGAATCCTAAAAAATAGGATTACACAAAGAACAAAAGGATGGTGACTAGATGGAAAATTTAATGATTTTTGAAGGACACGACATGGAAGTGTTTGAATTTGATGGACAAGTACTTTTTAATCCTAAGCATGTAGCGGAAATTTTAGGAATTGCAGATGTTAAAAGTAGCACGAGAAATTTTAATAGCAAGCAGCTGATAAAGGTTAAAAATTCAGATGTGCATAATATGCACTTCCGAAAATTAAATAACGCAGGCGAGAATTTTCTAACCGAAAGCGGCGTTTACAAGTTAATTTTCAGAAGTCATAAACCAGAGGCAGAACGATTTAGCGATTGGGTAACAGATGAGGTTCTCCCGTCCATTAGAAAGACAGGTGGCTACCAGAAACCTACAACAATAGCGGAGCAGATAGGCTTACTTGCCACAGGCTATGGAGACCACGAAGACCGCATTAAGAACCTTGAGAGCAACATGGTAATTGACTACGGACAACAACAGACATTGCGACAGCACGTCAATAAAGCTGTTTTAAATGCATTAGGTGGCAAGGACACAGAAGCCTATGCATACATCAGCAAAGTTGTATTCGCAGAGTGTAACAGGGATTTGCAAGACAGATTTAAAGTTAACAGCCGAAACAACATCCCTCGCAAACGGTATGAGGAAGCTATTGACTATGTAGACAACTGGGAACCGAAAACAAACACAAAGTTAAGAATTGACGAATATAACCGTCAACAGAGATTCGAGGTGTAAAGATGGAAGTAGGAGATATAAGGGGGATGCTTGCAATAGCAAGAAAAGCACGTGGAATCACCCAGAAAGAACTGGCTGAAAGATGTGGATTAGCTGAAGTTACAATCAGAAAATACGAAACGGGCAGACGATTTCCTAATGCGGAAACTTTGAAACGCATCACTAAGGAGCTGGGCGTGAAAATAGTTGTGATACCTGAAAAGGAGTTAGGGGGTGAATAAAAAATGAATGAACCTCCAAGACCTGAGTATGTTGCCAGACTACTCTACACCCTCTTGGGAAAAGAACAGGGCGTAGAGTATGACAAAGTGTTTTACACTGATAAAGACGGCGTAGAACACGAGGTAAAAAAGGAAGAGCCCTACCATTAAGCTCTTGCTAAATAAAACATAACTAGATTTTACAAAAGACTTGGCGATTTGTCAAGATAGGAGGTAGACATGGCAGTAATGAGAATAAATAAAACGACAGACTACACCGTTATGTCGAATTATCATTTCAGAGAAAAGGATATGTCTTTAAAGGCAAAAGGCTTGCTGAGTCTTATGCTTAGTTTACCGGAAGACTGGGACTTTACAGTTAAGGGACTGGCAAATTTGAATAAAGACGGCGTAGACGGCGTGAGAGCCGCACTAGAAGAATTAAAATTGTTCGGATACTTGAAAGTGACTCGTGAGAGAAACGAGAAAGGACAGGTGAGCGGTACAGTTTACGACATTTACGAAAAACCAACACAGGAAAAACCTGTATTGGAAGAACCTAAAGAGGAAAAGCCTATATTGGAAAAGCCAACACAGGAAAAACCTATACAGGAAAATCCAACGCAATTAAATACTAAAGGAATAAAATACTTAAATAATAAAATACTTAAGGAATCAAGTACTAAAGGAATAAAAGAGAGTGTGCGTGCGAAGAAAGAGCCGGAACAGTATTTCGAGGATGAAGAACTTAACTGTAAGTTTTTGGAATTCCTTGCTATGCGTAAGAAAATCAGAAAGCCAGTAAGAACAGACAGAGCCCTGAAAGCTTTGCTCAAAAAATTGCACGAGTTGTCCGGCGGAGATTTGGAAACGATGAAAAAAATCATAGACCAGTCATTGGACAAGGAGTGGTTAGGATTCTTTGAGCTGAAAACAGCTAATGACAGCACGAAGAACATTAACGACCGACTGTACGGAGATATACAGCACTGGGCAGCACAGAAAGAACAGGAGGGAGGCGGAATGTATGACGATTTCGGAGTTTTCTAAAATCGTAGCTGCACTAAAGACCGTCTACACGGCTCCGGGATTTGTCCCCAACGAGCAGGCGTTGGACATGTGGTACCGCTTGGTAGGCAAGAACAACGACTACCAGGCAATAAGCGTGGCAGCACAGATGTACATGACAACTGGCAAGTTTCCACCAACACCAGCAGATATTTTGGAGTGTGCCAGCAAGCTCAAAGCAGAAAGCAGCTACCTGAGTGAGCAGGAAGCATGGGCAACAGTGGCAAAGGCGTGCAGCAATGGAATTTACGGTTACAGAGAGGAGTTTGACAAACTGCCCACTACGTTGCAAAAGGCAGTAGGAACGCCACAGACGCTCCATGACTGGGCGGTAGTAGATTCAGCGGACTTTCAGACGGTTATACAGTCAAACTTCCTCAGAAGCTACAGAGCGGCGTTAGAAGCGCAGAAAGAAATAGATAAGTACCCGCCGAAGCTCCAAGAGATGATAAGAGCGGCGGGGGCGATAGAGCAGAAAGAAACAGTACCAGAACTACCCACACTGGGAGAAATAGTTGGGCGATTAGAACAGGATAATAAAAATTATACCCCGGAACAGTGCGAGGGAGAATTGGGAGATTGGATAGCAGAGAAGAAAGAGAGGTTAGGCTATGAATAACACAATGATTAATGCGGTTGGATTTCCAGCGAAGGAATACGACGACGAAGTAACAGGGAAAGGAGTAATCCTGGCAGAAGTCATGATTACTGTCAAAGACAAAGAGGTAGCACAAGGGATGCTTGAACTGTTTAGACTGGGCGTTGAAAGAAGTGACGACATGAAAAAGATAGAGGCATACGCCAGAGGCTACAACGAACTGAGCAAGGCTATTAAAGAGGCATGGGGGACAGGAAATGGAACGAGGATTTGACCCGGCTAGAGAGTATTTAAAGGCACAGCATCTTGAGGCGGAATATGAGTGCAGAACAGCACACAAAGCAATCAAACGAGGTGCGGAAAGTTACAACGAATATGAGAGATACGAGGAGGAATTAGAGCAATGACACTATACGAGATTGACAGTGCAATCATGGATTGCGTAGACGAAGAAACAGGAGAAATTATTGACCTCGAAAAACTTGAGGCTCTCAACATCGAGAGAGACAAAAAGGTGGAGGGAATCGCGCTGGCGGTAAAGAATTATGCTGCAGAAGCAAAGGCGATCAAAGAGGAGGAAGAAAAGCTTGCGAAACGCCGTAGAAGTTGCGAGAACGCCGCACAGAGGTGCAAGGACTATCTGTCCCATGCTCTTGACGGTGAAAAGCTCAAGACGGCAAGAGTCAGCGTGTCATACAGAAACAGCGAGTCTGTAACCATTGACGACTTAGGCAGTCTGACAGAGGAATACATCAGGATTCCAGAGCCACAGGCGGACAAGACAGCGATTAAAAAGGCGATTAAAGCCGGGAAAGAGGTCACAGGGGCACATCTTGAGACCTCAAAGAGTGTGATCGTGAGGTAAGAAAGATGGGAGATATTTACAAAAAGTTGCAAAAAATTCAGGCAGAATTAAAAGTGCCAAAGAGTAAATACAGCGAGTATGGCGGCTATAGTTACAGGAGCTTAGAGGACATCTACGAGGCAGCAAAGCCTTTATTGGACAGAGAAGGCTTAATATTAGTCGTAAACGATGAAATTATCATGCTGGGCAACCGATTTTACATAAAGGCGACAGCAATTTTAAAAGACACAGAAAGCGATGGCAGTTTTTGCACTACAGCATACGCCAGGGAGGAGGAAAGCAAAAAAAAGATGGATGCGGCACAAGTTACCGGGTCAGCATCGAGCTACGCGAGAAAATACGCCTTAAATAGTTTGTTTCTTCTGGATGATTCCAAAGATGCGGACACGGACGAGTATAAAGAAAATGAAACCGTGTCAATGGCGGAAGCAAGAAGTTTATGCGGCTTGATGCGAAAGAAGGGCATGACAGACCAGGAAATCACAGAATGGGGAAACAACATGGGGCTGAAATCATTTTATGAAATTACACGCAGACAATATGCCGAAGCCATGAAGAAATTAGGACTAAAATAGCATGGATTTAACTGGAAAAATAAAAAACTTAGCAGTGGATTATTTTAGCAAAAAGATAACAGTTACTCTGGAGATCAACGAGGCGGAGCGGTTTATAAAAGGCGTGGACGAACTGAAAAAGCTGGAAAAGTTGTCCATAATAATTAAACCGTTCCGCAAGAAAAGAAGCCTGTCGGCAAACGCCTATTTCCATGTTTTAGTCACCGAAATAGCGGAAAAAGTCGGCACGAGCAAGGCGGAAGCCAAAAATTTGATGATAGGCAGATACGGACAGCCGGAGTTGATAAAAGGGGACATAGCAGTTTTAAAAACCAATGTTCCGACCGATATCATGTACAAAAAAGAGGACGTTCACACGGTTGCGATAGGACGGCGGCTAGAAAAAGGCAAAGAGGTAGTGTTTTACAGGCTCATGAGAGGCTCACATACTTACGACAGCCGGGAAATGAGCGAGCTAATCAAAGGCACGATACAGGAAAGCGGAAGACTTAGGAATTGAAACACTAACGCCAAGAGAATTGGAACAAATGCTAGGAAAATGGAAGCCAAGAAAGGAAGAAGAGAAATGAAAAAATTTGAATTAACAACAAAATTTATTACAAACGTAGCTGGAAAAAAGTTGTTTAGAATTAAGGCACTGGTTGAATTCGGGAACGTGAAAGCCGGAGAACTTGGCGGATATGTGGAGAAAGAGGGAAATATATCGCAAGACGGCAACGCATGGGTTTCCGGCAACGCATGGGTTGACGGCAACGCAACGGTTACCGGCAACGCAACGGTTTCCGGCAACGCATGGGTTACCGGCAACACAACGGTTTCCGGCAACGCAACGGTTACCGGCAACACAAAGGTTTCTGGCAACGCAACGGTTTC